TCAAAAAACAATGGGGAGCAAATCTCAGTAAGTTTAATGGTGTAACTATGCTTGGTGGAGTTACCATGAATGGTGAACAGCTTTATACTCAAGCATTAGAAGAACAAAACAAACTTGAGGAACTAATTCAACTTGCATTTGAACTGCCAATAAATTATATGATAGGATAACTCATGGCAGTTAATACAGCATTTCATACAAGCAATCTTCATTCCATTGCAACAGAAAGAAATTTATATAGTGACCTAATAAAAGAGGCTATACAGATTTATGGCCATGACGTTTACTATATGGATCGTGATCTTGTGGCAGAAGATACAGTATGGGGAGAAGATTCTCTTTCTAAATTTAGAACACAACATCCCATAGAAATGTATATGGAAGATGCTGATGGTGGATTTGCTGGTGAAAAAGAATTAATGAATCAGTTTGGTTTGCAGAATTTAAGTGAAGCAACCTTTGTTGTAAATAAGTCTCGTTTTCAAGAATTAGATAGACAGATACAAATTCAAGATGGAACAGATACTAGTTCTGGTGGTTCAATACAATTAGAAGCTGGAACCATAGATCAATCATCATTATCATCAACATTAAGTACAGTTACAAAAAGTTTTATCTTTGATGAAAGTGGTGAGAAGGTAGTTTTAGAAAACGATAATGAAGGAAGAATATTATCTGAAGAAAGTGGTAATGAGTTTTATATTGTTTTAGATACAGCTGCAACGGACTCTGATCGACCACAAGAGGGTGATGTAATTTATCATCCAGTTTTGGATAAGATGTTCCAAATAAATTTTGTGGATCACGATGAGCCATTTTATCAGTTAGATAATAATCCTGTCTATAAGATGAGATGCCGTTTGTACGATTACAGTTCTGAAATTATTGATACTGGTATTTCAGATATTGATGCGATTGAAAGTGAACAAACACAAAGCGCACTTATCTACCAGTTTACTCTGGAACAATCTTCTGCTGTCAATGAAGATATTCAATTGGAATATGGTACTGATGACGATGTTGCTTCTGGATTGTTACTTGAAGAAACAGATGGTGATAATATAGTTGGTGAAAGTGATAGCACTTCTGTTGGTGAGAGTATACTTCTGGAAAGGCCTGCTGACACGGGTGATGATGCATATCTGATACAGGAGGACTATATAGTAGGAGACTTTGATCAAGACAAGACAGCTCAAAATGAAATGTTTGAAATTAAGAGTAGAACAGTTTTGGACTTCAGTGAATCAAATCCATTTGGCGATGTAGGGAGTAGTTCATAATGTTAGGACAACAATTTTATCACGAAACAATACGAAACATTGTTGTTGCTTTCGGTACGATGTTTAATGATATTCAGCTTGTTCGTAAAGACAATTCTGGAACAATAACACAAACCATGAAGGTTCCTCTTGCGTATGGACCAAGAGAGAAGTTTCTTGTGCGGTTGCGTGAAGATGCAGATTTGACAAAACAGGTTGCAATTACTCTTCCTAGAATTGGTTTTGAAATTAAAAATCTTTCATATGATTCTGCTCGAAAAATGAGTAGAGTTCAACGATTTAAGAAAGTAAAGGGAGCAAATACAAAACAATTAGACACACAGTATATGCCTGTTCCATATAATCTTGAATTTGAATTATATGTTATGGCAAAACAATCTGATGATGCTCTGCAAATTGTAGAGCAAATACTTCCTTACTTTCAACCAGATTATGCATTAACTATTAATGATATGGCTGATATGGGTATCACTAGAGATATTCCTATTGTTTTGGGCGGTATTGGATATGAAGATAGCTATGACGGTGATTTTACTACTCGTAGAGCATTAATATATACGTTATCATTTACTACTAAATTTTATCTATACGGACCAGTAACTTCTGCTAAAGTTATTAAAACTGTGCAAGTTGATCAGTATACAGACTTGCCAGATAAATCACCAAAACGTGAGCAAAGATATAAAGTTACTCCGAAACCTTCAACTGCTGATGCTGATGATGATTTTGGATTTAGTGAAACTACATCGTTCTATCAAGATGCTCAGGGTTATAATCCAGAGACAGGTGAAGATGATAATAAATCATGATGACGAAAGATTCTAGATTAAGAATTGACAAAGAGCTTGGTGTTATAGATAAAATTGTTCCTAAGATTATACCTGATAATTCTGAGGTTGTACCCTATAAGATTGAGGGTGGGGATGATATAGAAAAAGACTATGAATACCAAAGGGAAAACTTTTACAATTTGGTTGAAAAAGGTTCAGCTGCAATAGATAGAATACTTGAGCTTGCAAAAGAAAGTGAGCATCCCAGAACGTATGAGGTGGCTGGAAATCTTATCAAACAGGTAGCAGAGGTAACTGAAAAATTAGGTGATTTGCAAGAGAAAATGCGTAGGTTAAAAGAGGTGCCAAGTAATGCACCGAAGAGCGTAACAAACGCATTGTTCGTTGGCTCTACTAAAGAACTTCAAACTATGTTAAAGGATAAATTAAAGGATGAAAGTGGCTGAGAATGGAAACATACTTAGGAAATCCTAATCTAAAGAAAGCCAATGTTGCTCAAGAGTGGACTCAGGAAGAGGTCAAGGAATATACTAAGTGTATGAATGATCCCCTGCATTTCATACAGGAATATATTAAAATTATTTCTTTAGACCTAGGCCTTATTCCATTTAAGCTTTACGATTTTCAGAAGGAAATGATAGGGACATTTCATAATAATCGGTTTACTATCTGTAAACTTCCTAGACAATCTGGAAAATCCACTACTATCATAGCGTATTTGTTGCATTATGTTTTATTCAATCCATCAGTGAACATAGCAATTCTTGCAAACAAGGCTGCAACTGCAAGAGATTTGCTTGGTCGGTTGCAACTTGCATATGAGAATTTACCCAAGTGGTTACAGCAGGGAGTAATGACATGGAACAAAGGAAGTTTGGAGTTAGAAAATGGCAGTAAAATATTGGCATCTTCTACTTCTGCAAGCGCTGTTCGTGGTGGGTCTTACAACATTATCTTTTTGGATGAATTTGCCTACGTCCCAGCAAATGTTGCCGAACAGTTTTTTAGTTCAGTTTATCCTACAATAAGTTCTGGTACGACAACTAAAGTGATGATTGTTTCTACACCACACGGTATGAATATGTTCTATAAGTTGTGGACTGATGCAGAGAATGAAAGAAACTCATATATTCCTATTGAGGTGCATTGGAGTGAAATTCCAGGCCGGGATGAAGCATGGAAAGAAGAAACAATTAAAAATACTTCAGTATCACAGTTCAATACAGAGTTTGAGTGTGAGTTTCTTGGGTCTATTGATACATTAATTACACCACAAAAGTTAAGAACAATGACATATATAAATCCCAGGCAATCTAATGCTGGTTTAGATTTGTATGTAAAACCACAGGAAGGACATACTTATCTATTGACAGCCGATGTTTCCCGTGGAACATCAAATGATTATTCTGCATTTGTTGTATTTGATGTATCGGAAATGCCTTATAGAATTGTTGCAAAATATAGAGACAATGAGATAAAACCACTATTGTTTCCTTCTAAAATATATGATATTGCACGAGCATACAATCAAGCATTTGTACTTATAGAAATAAATGACATTGGTGAACAGGTTGCAACTACTATGCAGTTTGACTTGGAGTATGACAACCTTATTATGGCTTCTATGCGTGGACGGGCGGGACAAGTCCTTGGAGGGGGGTTCTCAGGTGGCCGAGCGCAATTAGGAGTAAGAACTACCAAAGCAGTAAAAAAAATTGGTTGTTCTAATCTTAAACAATTAATAGAAGATAACAAGTTAATAATAGAAGATTTAGATATTATTAGTGAATTATCCACATATATTGTGAAGGGTCACTCTTTTGAAGCTGATGAGGGTTGTACTGATGATTTAGTTGCATGTTTATTCTTATTTGCATGGACTTCTGATCAGACATATTTTAAAGAATTAACTGATATGGATGTACGACAAACCATGATGAGAGAACAACAAGACGCACTAGAACAGGATATGGCGCCATTTGGATTTGTTGTTACTGGGTTAGAAGATGAAAATATTGGAGAAGTTATAGATGAATATGGTACAAGATGGAATCCAGTGATACGAGACTACGGTTCAAACTGGTAAAAAACTAAATAAATTCAATTAAATCATTATCTGCCTTGATCCAACAATTTGAGCACAATATTGTTGAGTTGTCTACTAAATAAAATATTTCTTTACGACTTTTATCATTAGTGCCAACTCTCTTTGTTAATTTTCGTACTTCTGAATCGTGAGGATAGAATTTGAGACATATAGTTTCACTCTCTCCACAATGGTTACATGACTTATCTGATAAGAATTCGTTAAGTAGAATGATTCTTTTTCGATAATTTCTACGAGCTACCTTTTTGATTGTGTCTTTATATTTTTCATAATGTGCATTTGTCATGAAATTATTTATATGTTATAACACTTATAAAAACAGTTTTTAAAGATTAGTTTTTTATAAATATTATTGCAATAACAAAAAAACACTCTTAAATTAAGGAGTAAGAACATGAGCTTTTTAGTTTCACCTGGCGTACATGTCAGAGAAATTGACCTTACAAATGTAATTCCTTCAGTTCAAACCACTATTGGTGCGATTGCAAGTGCATTTGAAAAGGGTCCAATATCCTCTGTAACATCAGTCAGCTCAGAAGAAGAATTGATTGCTATTTTTGGTAAACCCAAGACAACTAGTAATCAGTTTGAAAATTGGTTTGCTGCTGCAAATTTCTTGCAGTATTCAGACCATCTTAAAGTAGTTCGTTGCGAATCCGGCACACTTAATGCTGGTGCAGACAGCGGTATTCTCATTCGTGATGAAGATCATTATGAAGCGTCTTTCAGTACAGGACAAGGCTCTCACGGTGAGTGGGCTGCTCGTACTGCTGGTACTTGGGGCAACTCAATTGGTGTTCAAATTTGTGCGACTGCAACTTCATTTGAACAAGTATTATCTGGCTCCAACTTGACTGTTGGAGAAGATTCTGCCGGTGCAACAACAGTTGAAGTTGATGACGCAGACTTGTCTGGCAACGCATTTAACGTAGGTGATTTAATTTCATTCTTTTCCGATTCATCTGGTACAGTTCCAGTTGATGAATTTAACGAATATGATGTTGTTTCAATCTCAACTGACACTTTAACAATTCGTCTAAAAGATGATCCAAACGGTGCTGGTCTACAAAATGTCATTCCAGATAATTCATACATCAGACGTAAATGGAAATATCATGACTTGTTTCCAAATGCGCCTGGCACTTCTCAATGGGCCACCGATAATGGCCGTGGTACTGGTGATGAAATGCATATTGTTGTTTATGATACAACTGGCGATATTACTGGATACGATGCTGATGTTAAAGGTCAGAGAGGTTCTAGTGTTCTAGAAACCTATGCAAGTGTGTCAAAAAGTTCAGTTGCTAGAGATGCTCAGGGTAGTAGTAATTACTATCCAGACGTAATTTTCAGAAAATCAAATTACATTTACTGGACGGATCATATAACTGCTGGTTCAAACTGGGGTACAAATACAACTACTGCTTATACTTCAGTTATACCAACGACAATTGATTCTCTTTCAGGCGGAACAGATGATCTTGCTCCGACTGCTGGTGAACTGGAACTTGCATATGACAAGTTTGCAGACACAGAATTACATGACATCAATCTTGTAATTGGTGGTAAGGGTGGTGGAGCTGGTGATACAGCTGCTACTCAAGATACTCATGTAACTATGATTACAGCTCTTGTTGATAGTCGTAAGGATTGTGTGGGATTTGTTTCTCCATATCGCTCTGCAACGGTTGGTGTTGCAACTTCTTCAGCAACTTCTGCTAGAGCAGTTAATAATGTAAAGACCGCATATGATCTTTGCCCTGCATCATCTTACATGGTTTACGATAGCGGATACAAATATATGTATGACAAATATAATGATGTATATCGCATGGTGCCTTTGAACGGCGATATTGCTGGACTTTGTGCATACACAGATGGTGTTGCTGATCCTTGGTTCTCACCTGCTGGTTATAATCGGGGTAATGTAAGAGGTGCAATTAAATTGTCCTTCAATCCAGATAAGGCAGCAAGAGATATTCTTTATCAGGCAAGGGTTAACCCCGTTGTTAACTTCCCTGGCCAGGGCGTAACACTCTTTGGTGATAAGACTGCTCTTGATAAACCAAGTGCGTTTGATCGAATTAATGTGCGTAGGTTGTTCTTGGTTCTTGAAAAAGCAATCGCAACTGCTGCTAAGTACATGCTCTTTGAGTTCAATGATGAGTTTACACGGGCTCAGTTCCGTAATATGGTTGAACCTTTCTTGCGAGATGTACAGGGACGCCGAGGTATCTTCGACTTCAAGGTTGTATGCGACAGTACAAACAACACAGGTGAGGTTATTGACCGAAACGAGTTTATTGGAGATATCTACATTAAACCCGCTAGAGCAATTAACTTCATAACACTAAACTTTGTAGCAGTGCGAACTGGTGTATCGTTTAGTGAGGTAGGAGGTTAATCATGGCGATGATCGATGACTTTAAAGCTAATCTAATTGGTGGTGGCGCTCGCGCTAACCAATTTAAAGTAATAATTACACCACCTACCGGCATTAATATCAGTCCATTTGATGTTGGTAGAACATCTTTTCTGGTAAGAAGTTCAAGTCTTCCTGCATCAACATTGAGTGAAATTGCAATACCATTTAGAGGAAGAGAAATATATATTGCTGGAGATAGAACAACTGCTGAAACTTGGAACACAACTTTCATGAACGATACGGACTTTATGATTCGTAATGCGATGGAAAAATGGGTTAACGGTATTAATGATGCTGCCAGTGCCCAAGGTGTTGTTTCTCCTGCTGAATATCAAACTGATATGGAAGTAGAACATTTAGATCGTGATGATACAGTTCTAAAAAGATATGTATTTAAAAGTGCTTGGCCAACTAGTGTTACTTCTATAGAGTTGACCACAGCTGCTGCCGGAGATATTGAAACATTCGATGTAACTTGGAGATATCAACATTTTGAGGCATCAGCAGTAAACTTT